ATTAGCCGAACTCAAATTAGCCGAACTCAAATCAGCCGAACTCAAATCAGCCGAACGCAAATTAGCCGAACTCAAATCAGCCCAACTCAAATAAGCCGAACTCAAATTAGCCAAACTCAAATAAGCCAAATGCAAATTAGCCGAACTCAAATTAGCCGAACTCAAATCAGCCGAACTCAAATCAGCCGAACGCAAATTAGCCGAACTCAAATCAGCCCAACTCAAATAAGCCGAACGCAAATTAGCCGAACGCAAATTAGCCGAACTCAAATTAGCCGAACTCAAATTAGCCGAACTCAAATAAGCCGAACTCAAATTAGCCGAACGCAAATCAGCCGAACTCAAATTAGCCAAACTCAAATTAGCCAAACGCAAATTAGCCAAATGCAAATCAGCCGAACTCAAATTAGCCGAACGCAAATTAGCCGAACTCAAATAAGCCGAACGCAAATTAGCCGAACGCAAATTAGCCGAACTCAAATTAGCCGAACGCAAATCAGCCCAACTCAAATCAGCCGAACTCAAATTAGCCAAACTCAAATTAGCCGAACGCAAATTAGCCAAATGCAAATCAGCCAAACTCAAATTAGCCGAACGCAAATTAGCCAAATGCAAATCAGCCGAACTCAAATTAGCCAAACTCAAATTAGCCGAACTCAAATTAGCCAAATGCAAATCAGCCGAACTCAAATTAGCCGAACGCAAATCAGCCGAACTCAAATCAGCCGAACGCAAAGGAATTTTATCTTCAACTGCTTTTTCAACTGCATCTTTTATAGTTGCATTTTCCGCTTCGTAAGTAAATAGGACATCTCCAAAAATATTTTTAATTTCTATTTTAGTCATTTTATTTTAATTTATTGATTATTTGATTTATTTTATTTTCGTAGTAAGTAAGTTCCGTTTGCTTTGCTAAATCATAAAGGAATTTTAAGTCGTTTTTAGCATCTCTAATTTTTTTTTCTAACTCGTTTACATATTCTTTAGCTTCATCGCTTTGGTCGTCTTGAGATAGCCAAAAATTGTCTGATACGCTTGGCTCGAAGTCGTAATCTTCTGTCGGATCGTTTTTATATTTTGTCATTTCTATATGTTTTACAAATTACATCTATTGCTTTTAAAATTTCGGGGAACGCTTTTAATGGTAGGTACTGATGAAAGCGTTTTAGTTCTGTTTTTTCTTGCCACTTCTTGGGGCGTCCTACGGGTTTTTTCATATTCTTACGATTTGAGTTATAAAATAAATTAAAATAATAAATGCAAATGTTAATTGCGGTTTTTTGTGCTGTAAAAAGTGTTTCATTTGATTATTTTTTATTTGTTGTTATCTGAGTACAAATATAGACAATAATTTAATGCGCAAAAATTATTTACTAATTATTTTGCATTTAATAGATAATTTATAATGATTATAAATAGTGATACTATACGTAAATGAATATAAAAGCCTTATAAATCTTGATTTTATACGTAAATAGATATAAAAAAACCACCCTAAAAGAGTGGTTTAATTAGTCATTAAGGGATTCGAACCCTTATAAATTGCAGTATTTGCAACGTGCTACCCTTGTCGGTATTCATTCCCGATTACATCAAATAACTAACTTAATTTGTGAGCAAACATTTTTATTATCGTTGTAGGTTTGATAAACTTACAAATCAAACGTAAAAAGAAACCTGCGTTTGTTGTTGAAGGACTTGAAGCATATTCTGTGGCTGCTCCATCTAGTAAATTCTTAATCGGTTCTGGGATATTATTCATAATTAAAAAATAAAGTGGTTAATTGTTTTTTGTGTTTCATAATAATTAAAAGTTGTGAAACTACTTAATGTGTTCTTAAAATTGGTTTTAACCCAATCCGATGGCGGACTAAATGCTCCAAAGTTTTGATATTCAAAAGCTGTGCTGCTTGTATGGTCAAATAAAAGCTGATGACTATCTCCTTTACTAAATTCTATTTTGTAGCCGTATAATTTATATTCATCAATATAGTTTTTTATTTTTTCAATCTGTATAGCATCTAAATTAGGTTTAAAGCCAAATTTAAGGCTTTTATCATCTTTCCCATGCGAAAGTATAAAGCAACGATTATCTATTATGTAATGGTCTATAAATTTCCTTTGGTTAATTACTTCTATATTATTAGGATATTTCAACTCTATGTAAGTTTTAAATGCTGAATTAACGATATATCCAAAACTTCCAGCGTGATTATCATTACAGATATTTACAAATTTTATTTTATTATAATATAAAAATAAAGCATCTATTAAACGGATTTTAAACAATAAAGCAATATCGAATGCTTTTTGGTTATCCATATTCTGCGGTAACTTGTGGCCACCTCTTGTAGTTTCTCCATTCCATCCATCCAAATAATCACCCAATTCATTTAAAAATAAAGTATTTGATTTTTTATTTTTAATTATTTCATTTACAAAAATTTCAAGTCTTTTAAATATCTGTTCTTCATTCCATAACCCATTATATAAACTAAATCCGTCTTTGTTTACATCCATTCCAATATGTACATCTGTAATTACAGCCCTATCAAATTTCGCTACATTTTTAGATTTGTTATTTATTTGGATAGCTTCTATTTTATCCTTAAAAATGCTTAAAAAATCAATCTCTTTTTCAACATCAATTTCTTTTATAGGTTCAGTAATTACCCACTGCTGATTAGTCCCTACATTTGTACTAACCCTTTTAATTTGATGGTTTAAAGGTATATCAATTAATTCCTTTGAGGTTAATTTTTCAACCTTTGTAATTACTTCTCCATCTTTGTTTAAAGTTCTTTTAACCTCTTTAAATTCTGATTTGTGTAAATTACGAAGTTTTAAAAGTTCTTTTACTTCTTGCTCATTTAAATAATATTTTGGATAAGAATTAGTAGACCTGTCTTTAACTTTTAAACCTAAAGCTATCGCTTCGTATGGCTTTAACCTAAATGATGGTTTTGGCATTTACTCGATTGTTAGGTAAACTTTACCGACTTTTAAACCTGCTTCTAATTTAGGATAAAATTTAGCTATTGCATCACGTGAGCCACCTATAAAATCATTGCTTCTTGTTTGTCCTAAAAGTATGCATCCTTCAGTATCTTCTGCTTTATTTCCTGAGTGAATTCTTACCCCTGCATAATCTGGTACATTTAAAAGCAAAGGCATCATTTTTTTAAATCTGTTACTCATTGTCATTATAACTTCATAAGTTCCTTTAGGAATAGCAGTTTTTCCGAAAACTTTTTCTTTTCTTTCTACATCTTCAAGTGTATAACATTCAAATTTACCGTCTATTGATAATTCTCCGATTGTAGAATTATCTGTTTTATGCAGTCTTTTTAAAAGTAGTTTCATATTGTGTAATTATTTTAGTTCTTTTTTCGTTAAATCCTTGTAAATTCAAGCTATTATATTTTATTTTTATTTTATTAAATTTAAAAATATCTACAATCACACAATATCCTAAAATTTCATCATAATAAAAATCACCTATTTTCATTTTTTAAATTGTTTATGAATTTTAATTGCTATTAATTTTCCAAAATAACCAAATGCACCCCCTAATATACCAAAAATCATAACCTTAAACAGTTGTTGCGCGTCTTGAATAAGTGGATTTTCGGCAATATAAGAAAAAATACTTAATCCTGCTCCAAAAAATATACTTAAAAAGCTATGTCCGTGATTATTCATTGCTTTGCTTTTTAGAGTTTCCAAAATAATAACCAATAACAGAACCCATTAAACCTACTACAGCTATTTTAACATCATTTTCAGGAGAAGTCCATCCTAAAATATATAAACCAACGGCTATAATTATTAAAGCTATTATGCCTTGTATATTAGTTTTTTGTATCATTTTTGTAAATCTTGTATTTCTTTATAAATCTTTAATAATTCAGCTTGTTTTTCAGCCAAAATTTCTTCTGTTGTTTGTTCTTCAACCTCTATAAATTCAACTCTTACAAGTCCGTTATCATCGTATATTTCGTTTCTTATTGTTTTCATATTTTTATGCTGGTGTTATACCTACTAAATAAGGTGTTACTGATGAGTTATAGGATGGAGTTCCAAATGTTGTTGGCGCAGAGCCAAATGTTGGAGTAATTATTGCATTTGTGTAAAAAGCAGTTCCTGATGAACCTATACACATTAAACCTATTGGATTTAAACCAGTAAATGTTTGGGTAGATGAACTATGAACGCACAACCAATAAACTGTTCCTGCTACAAAAGAAAAAGAAGTTGTAGCTGTTTTAATTCCAATTGTTGAGCAATCTAAATTCGCACTTTCATACAATTTTTGGTCAGGAGAAAAGTTTAAATCGGAATAAATCAATATTCTTGCATTTGAAGCCGCTAATAGTGTAAGAATATTTATATATAAATCTGCTGAAGTATATGATATATTTGGAATATAAGGAATTGCTATTAATCTATTTGCAACACCAAGAGCTGCAGCTGTAGGATTAGCATTAACAATAGGTAATATTTTTTGTCCAGTATAAGGTTTTTTAATTGTGTGAACACCTAAAAGCCTGCTATTTAATTGCGTTTGTATAGAACTAGTAGCATCGTTATAACTATTTTGATTTTCAGTTTGGTATCTTTTACCTGTACTATCTGCAATATCAGCAGTGGTTAATGTAATATTACTACTTAACGCTTTACTATTTATTGTTCTAGTTGTTGGAACATATCCGCTTAAATCTTGGTCACCAGTATTACTGCCTGACAAAATTGTAATTCCTAAAATAGTTTTAATATTTGCAGCAGAAAAATAATCTAAAATAGCTTTTACAACTGGGAATTTAATTGTGCTTGTTTCATTACCTATAAAAGTAGTTACTTTGTTGCTACTATCCTCTTTTGCATTCCAAGTAGTAGCACTTGCAATTCTATTGTCCGCAATAGATACACCATTCCAAGTAGCCGAAGTAATTGAAGCGGGAACATCAAAAGTATTAGTACTCCAGCTAACGTTAGATGGTGCTTGAAAATGTGCGTCCCAACTTCCAGCAGATGTTGAATTATCTATTAATGTTAAAACTAAATAACCCCCCGACGGGATTGATTTGACTAAAGTGTTTGAATTATTATTTACTGAAATTACACCGCTTGATTGATTATTATTAAAATCAAAAATTGCGCCATTTTGTAAAGTTGTGGCATTTGGTAATTTTATTGTTTGCCCACCACTTCCTGTAACTAAATATGATGGGGTTGAAGTTGTTATTAATACTATTTGAGTACCCGAAGCAGTTACCGAAGTAAATCCCTCAAAAACATTATTAACCTTTAAATTTTTTGTACCTAAATCAACATCTGAATTAGCACCTGTGTAAGGTACTAAATTAGTTGTAGAGGGTATAGTAGGCTTATTTAAAATTTGAGCATCACCACTTGTAGCATTCCAATCAGCATTTATATTTACTTCTGCCCCTGCTTGAATTCCCGATAATTTAGTTTGTTCTGCAGTTGTATAATCATTTGTGCTTAATCCTTTTCCTGTTATCTTATCAACTTTTAAAGCATCTTGATTATCTACATAGATTGTAGTGGCCAAACCTGTAATACTTGGAATATCTTCAGTAGTTGCAATAGTTTTACTTCCAACTTTATCAGGGAATTCTAAAGTTAAACCATTTGATAAATTAGTAGTCTTAATAACTCCCTCTACATTATTAGTTTTAATTCCAATTTCTCCATCACCACCTAAATAAGTATAAGAACCTGTAGTTTTATTTTCAGTTCCAATATCGCTTGGTTGAATTAAACTATAATAAGCTTCATTTTCTACAATAATATCATTAGTAGTATGATTTCCATTATCTGTAACAGATTGTAAATCTTGAGCAGAAGTAGGTATATCTTCCAAAGTAATAAACGGATGTACACCGTCAGCACCATCATTAACTAAATCGGAAGTTTTACTAGGTTCTTGAATAGTAATAGTAACATCCTCAATAATTTCTTCAACTACGATGTTAATATTTTCAACTTCCTCTACTATTTCGATGTTAATAATTTCTTCTGCCATTATATTACGGGTTGAGTTACATCTTGTATAACATTAAATGAACCACCAAAATAAGTTTTTGTTTTACCGCCTACGTAGATAAATTGCACATCATAGTAATATGTTAAATCCGCATCCCAATCAACTATAAAATCTCCTATTATGAATTGATTTGCTCCAGTTTTTGTTATTACGGCATCCTTCATTAAATCGCCTGTTTTTGATCCTTGTCTAAATTGGCAACGAATATCAATTGTTGTAATATCAATTGATATATTAACGGTCTTTGCTCCAAAGCTATCTCCTTTTAAACAATCTGTAAAGTTTTGTACTATCATAATCTTACTGCTCCTATTGAATTTGTTGTTTGGTCGTGATATAAATATGTGCAATCCGCAGAACCTCCTAAAGCTACGGTTATAGCAGCAGATGCAGCAGCATAGTCTAAATATGAAGGCATGGAAGTATTTGAGAATATTGTAGCTCCTGATATTGTGTTGCTAGCTCCAGCGCTATCACCAAAAGCATTAACATTATCTCCTGTATTACCATAAGCGGCTGCATTTCCTAATGCATTAACACCACTCCCGGTATTTTCTTGAGCAGATGCTTGACCTAAAGCATTTACAGCACTGCCTATATTACCATTAGCGGCTCCATACCCTAAAGCATTTACTCTATAACCTGTATTATTTAATGCTGCATTATTTCCTAAAGCATTTATCTCATCACCTGTATTATTTGATGCTGCACTATTTCCTAATGCATTGACATTGTTTCCTGTGTTTGTAGAAGCTGCACTACTTCCTAAAGCATTAACATCATCCCCAATACTGCCATTAGCCGCACTTTCACCAATAGCATTTATATTGCCCCCAGTATTATTTCTAGCAGAATCTGGACCAAAAGCATTTACATTATTTCCAGCATTTTCAGCAGCAGAATAGATTCCTAGAGCATTAATATAACTCCCAGTGTTCTCAGCAGCAGAACTATTCCCTAAAGCATTTACATCACTTCCGCTATTATTTTTAGCAGATTCCCCTCCTAATGCATTTATACTGTTTCCAGTGTTTTCTTTGGCAGACTCAACCCCAAAAGCATTTACATTATTACCTGTATTATTAAGAGCAGCCTCAAATCCTAAAGCATTAATATAACCCCCTGTATTAGCTAATGCCGAGCTTGTGCCAAAAGCATTTACATTGTTTCCTGTATTACCATAAGCGGCTGTATCTCCAAAGGCATTAACATTGCTTCCTGTATTGCCATGAGCTGATTCTGTACCTAAAGCATTAATAGAACCCCCTGTATTGGATTGAGCTGATTTAGCCCCTAAAGCATTGACATTATTTCCTGTGTTATAAGAAGCTGCTTGACCACCAAATCCATTTACCTGGACTCCACTATTCTCTAATCCAGCAATTGTTCCTTGAAAGTTATTATCATCAACTAATTCGTGATTGTTATCTAATACCTGTTGTAAAGTTTGATTTCCTCCAAATAAATCGGGTTGGATTTTATAACTTACTCCGTTTATGGAGATAGGTATATCCCCTGTTGGATTTGGCGCTCCTACATAAGGAGGTAATTCACTAATTTTTTTACTCATATTAAAAATAAATCACCCGCATCGCTTTGTAAAATCGCTCCGCTTTCAATTAATAAATAGTTTTCGTTTGTAAAACTTGCATTTGGTATGTATAAATCACCTGTTACAAATTTATAATCATTTTTTATAATATCATTTTGTAAAAATTCATCTACTACAAAATCAGTATCGTATATAAAAGTATCATTTATTCCTGTTACAAAATTTAAATTTTGAATATTGTTATCAATTATTAATTTTGGTAACATATTTAAACTACTATAAACATTCAAACAAATATCTAAAATAGTACTTCCGATGCTTGGTTTAAACGATTGTTGCATTTGGATAAATATTTAATTTGCCATCCGTTCCAAACTCTATTACAGGATTATCAACTTTATATCCATCTTTTTCAAGTTCTATTTTAATCTTTCGAGCCAATTGTTGCGCTCCTCCTGCTGAGTTTTGATAATAACCAATTCCTACTCCATCTGTAGGGTATTCTTTCCACCAACCAACATAAGCATTTATAGTATCGGCTATATGCTGTTGGTCGCTTTCTATAATTATAAAATCACCATTCGCAAAAGCTATATCATTATTTTTATCTAATCCAAAATCTTTTCTAGCCATTATGCACCGTGTTTTATAACTGTGTTTTCGATTTCATTTTGTTGCGTTGGCGTTAAATTACCAACTATTAAAGAAGTTGTTGGCGTATTTAAAGCCGAGTGAACGTGAGAATTGTAAGCGGTAATTATTGAATTTAATTTATTTTCCATTGCATTCAATTTTTGAGTTAATTCGATTACCTTAACTAGCCCACCAAATTCGATTCCATTTATAGACAAAGATACTACATCACTATATTGAATTATAAATGGTAACGTATATTTTGACATTAAAACATAAACCATAGAACCAACCAAAGGCTCGATAACCAAACCGTCAGCCACACCTGCTTGTAATTGCACGTCGAAATCGAGTGTACTTTGTCCTGTAATTGTGGTAACGTGTGCCGTTCTATTTCCTAAATCAACACTATTAACAGTGCATTGTAAAAGCCTTACTTTATCCTCGTTTTGATTTCCAGATAAGTTTTGAATTACTGAAATTATATTAAAATCACTCATATGTTTACTTTATAATCTAACTGAATTATTTGTCGCATTCCCTCAACTCCTCCGCTATATTCTACTCCTTTTATTTTATAAACTCCGTTTTGTTCTGGTAGTTTATTATTTATAATTTGGCATTGATCCCCAAATTGAACGTAAGGAGTTCCAAAAGTTGTAAACTTTCCTTTCAGTCCGCTATAATAGTATTTTTTTAGTGCTTCGGTTGCTAATCTTATCAAATCGGCTTCGCTTTTAGCTTCTAAAAAAGTAAATGTCCTTCTCTCTCCATCTGTATTTGGATCGGGTTTATCGCCTGATTTTACAACTTTTGAAATTACTTTATCATTTTGCAAAGTTACCAAAACTTCAATGCGTGAATTTTTAATTTTAGCTTTACCGTCTTTTGTAGTTCCTGTTTGTTCTTGAATATGATTTGAAGCAACCGCAGAAAGTACCATGTCGTCTTTTCTTTTAAAACTTAAATCGGAACTAATAATATTGTTTTGGAACTCAAAAGTTTTTGTTTGCGCTTCTGCATCAATATAAACTGAACGCCCAACTCTTAATGTGTCGCCACGAAAATAAGTAAATATAAACGCATCCTTTTTTAATTTCGCTAAAAATGTTGCTAAAGTTTCATTTTCGGCCGTCAATAAAGAATTATCCCAGCTTACCAAGGTTTTAGAAGTAGTTTCACATTTAAAATTAGTTCCAAACGTGCTATTTGTTACTTGTAAAGCTTCGTTTAATATGCTTTCAATAGATTGGCTTCCGTTGTATGATTTGTTAATCATAGGCGTTTTTTTAAGCAAATACATATTATCCTCAAACTCCAAAGTTACAGGCAT